ATAGGAGGTGCCGAGGCCGGCACCGAACTTCTTGGTGGGGCGGTCAGCGAACTGCCGGCGGTCAAGCCAGTAGGGAGCCTCCCACTCGTTCGTATCGTCGTAGGTTACGGGGATGCCGTTGACCTGGCCATCCCGTGCTATGGAGTCGGTGTAGTTGTTCCAGGCTTCTGCGCGAGCTGGATAGTCAGGAAAACCATCGAGCTCGTACTGCTGAACAATCGCCGGAAGAATGTACGCCTTAAATTCTTCCTCGGCTGCTCGGTACGCCTCGATGTTAGGGGTTCCCTGGAACTTCTTGGTGGGGCCATCTGCGAACCTCTTACCGCCGTACTTTTTCAGGAATTTCTTAAACCGACGGAATTTCTCGATAGTGAAGTTCATCGCGTCCTCGTTATTACGGTGTTTTTTCGGTAGAGTGCGCTTGCCCTTTTTCTTCGGCTCGTCGGTAGGATCAAATGACGATCCCGCGAGCACAGGCGCACCAACGAATTGTGTGGAGGTTTTCGGCATGAGCAGAGTCCAGGTAATGCAGCGTCCGTATCCAGGGAAAATTATACGAGATCTAAGTGAGAAAGATACACCGGACATTCCGATGATTTCTCTCGACAGTAAGGAATTGGCGAAACAGCTCGGTGTTCCAGAGGATCTGCTGAAAGCCTACGTGGATGCCAGGCTCGCTCACGTGGCCTCTGGTGGCGAAAAAGCCGGTGGCCTCGGGCTTCACGGTGAGGAGCTCGCTGCCTTCGGTATTATGGGGTTCCTAATCATGCAAACAAAAGCCCCATTCAAGGAAGCTGCGAAGGTCATGGAGCAGACCAAGCGCGTCCTGGGGCAGAGCTTTCACCCCGATCTCAGGGTCGTGGTCATCGCCGTGACCAAGAACCGAGGAAAGCGGTGCGTCGTTCAGGTGGGAGAGATCCCCAAGGACCACAAGTGCGAGATGAAGGATGGCAAGCACAAGGACCACATGACCGTCATCGATGCGCGTGAGCTCAGGGACCGCATGGATGAGGCCATCTGGAAGGAGCCTCTGAAGCTCCCCAAGGTCGCGGAGTGCGTCGTACCGTACTAGACCACCATACCGTTCGAGTAAGGTCGTCCCACGCCTGGGGTGGGGCTGGTGCCTTTGAACGTGCTGCCGTCCTTGTTCATGTCGGGGCCGGCGTAGCCGTTCTTTGAGCTGTCCCGCATGGCTGCGATCAGGTCCGCGTCGTTGGTGTACGGGGTGCTCCCGATGCCGGCCACAGGCGTACCGTTCTCGATGAGGTTGTTCCTCTCCATCATCGCGTGAGTCACCTGGCGCAAGGTGCATCGACAGTTGTAGCCGAGTGGGGGCTTGAAGGTTTCCCAGATCTGGTGATCTACCGGCGCAGTCATCTTGTCCACAGCTCGGTGGTTGGGCCTGGTCACGCTGTCTCCGTTGATCGAGAACGCCAGGCCACCGATCACCACACGCACCGCTGCGTTCTTAGACTGGTTCATAATCCCATCAGCGAAGGCAGTATTGAGGTTCGTTCTGTAGACTGTCTCACTGTACGAGGATGTCCAGTCGCCCAGGGCTGCGATCATCGAGATCGCGTCAGGGTATTCCTCTCGCGTTTCGAGCTGTTCACCCAGGAGCTTCTGCACCTTCTTCGTTATCTCCAGGCTACTCGTTTTCGCCAGGGCGAAGGCGTACTGATCCGTGTAGATCATCTGCACCGCCTTCCAGCGCGGGAGATCAGGAGCCACTTCTTCAGCCAGTCGGGGCTCCCTGCTCGCCATCGCCTTGATCGCGTCAAGGTAGTCGATCCGTGGGGAGATCGGGCCACCCTCCTTCTCGAAGTCGGCGCGGTAGCTCAGGTCGTTATGTTCGTGGAATAAAAAAGGAGGGGTGGCAAGAGATAGTTTCTTACCACCCTCCCGATCCGCGTTCAGGAGCAGCCGGCGACGACCAGTGAGGTCCGCGAGTGTCAGGGTATGCCCCAACAGCTCACTGAGGTCGTTTATCGCCTTGGCCCTCTGCTCCAGGCCACCCTCGCCCTTCTGAAAAATGAACTCAGCGCGTACAACATTGTTGAGAGCCGTAGTAAATGACTCCACAGATCTGTGCGCCAGTGTATCCAGTTCATTAACAGGATTGAGAGTACCGCCACGCTTCACCATCTACTTCTTTTTGAGCCCCTTAGCTGCTCCAACCAGGGCGTGTCCTCCGACACCGATACCCGTGAGTATCGTCAGGTTGTCCAGGAACTGATCCACGCTCACCTTGTCAAGTGCTGCCAGCACGGTGAGTGACACGATAGAAAACACCACCAGGGTGTTCTTTCTACCACCGAGTAGTTCAAATAATGCGTTCATCGCTTCTTCTTCTTTCGTAAAGCAGCCGTGCCAGCAGCCACCGCGCTCGCTCCGACCAGGAGCCACGCAAAGGGGTTCGTCGGATCGGTGGGGATGTTCTCCACCACCTTCGCAATAGCTGGCTCGGCAAAGGTAACAACGTCATCAAGACCGGCACAGCCGGTCAGGGTCAAAATAAAAACAGTCAGTAAGAATCCCTTTATCCAGATCATTGGTTCGGTGCCTTCGCTGGTTTGGGGGTTTCAGGCTTCTCCGGCTCGCCCTCGCTCTCGTCGTCCTTGCCGAAGGGGGAGCCGGCTCCAGGCGGTCCACCGCCGAAGGGGTCCGGTGCCTTCTCGATCACCTCGTCGTCCATATCCGGCTCCGTAAATCCGACACGCTCATAAATTTCTTGCTTCTTCAAGGGTACGCCAGCGTTGAGGACGGTCTGGATCACCATCGCGTTCTGCTGGTAGTCCTCGCGCTTCTCAATCATTATCTTGAAGCGGGGCATCTTCGCGTTGCCTACACCCGCTGCCTTGAGCTGTGGCTTATTCATGCGCCAGAAGTTCCCAACCACACACTCAGTCAGGCTCTCTGATACATTGTCCTGGTCGTAGGCAATCAGGATCGAGGTGGTGTCCTGCTCCGTTTGACTCCGAGCCATCGAGCCGGTACCCTCGTTCACACCGTAGGGGAGCACCGAGCCGAGCACCACACCCGTCATGCGCTGGTCGATGTAGTTCAGCATCGCCAGGCACATATTCTCGCCGGCCTGACCGTTCGCTATGGCCTCCACAGAATCTTCCTTGTCCACAACCATCACGTGCCTGGATCGCTGCGCCTCAAGCACCTTGGCGAAGTCCTCGCGCACCGTGTCCGAGTCCCGACCGTCAGCTCCAGGCTGTGCGTGGAGGTCAGTCTTAGCCATCACCAGGCCACCAGCCCAACGCTCGATGGCCTTCAAGCCCTCCTTCATCACCTCCTGCTTGGCCCACCATAAAAAATACACGGTTTCTAGCAATCCTCGCCCATAGCCCAGGCGCGATTCCTCATCCATGTAGACCACCTTGCAGAGTCTCTCTCTGAATCGCGCCGTGATCGGGCGCGGGTTGGGATCGGCTACGGGGAAAAGGTGTGTCTCAACAAGGATCTGCTCGACACCGTTCTCGTTGGTGTAGGTGCGAGGCACGTAGATGAACCTGCCCTTGTTCATGTTGCGTAGGCGCGAGGGTACCCACCAATCGCCCTTCATCCCGTTGAGCACCGTGGTGATCCTCTTGCCCTCCAGGAACGCCCACGACGTACCGTGGAACACCGCCTGGGCCAGCAGGGAGCGAGCCTCACCGAACTTCTTGAGGTGGCCCATCGCGTCAGCTACGAGCTCCGCTGCAAATTTATCTTCCTCAGTGGGGTTCTTGTTCCCCGGAACTACCTGCCACTCTCTGCCGGCAACCATGTGCAGCCGTATCTGCATGGCCTGTGCGAGTTGAGGATCACGCCAGATCTTTCGCCAGGTGTCAACGTCCTGCTCCAAGGCCCAATCGGGATCGGTGATTCGGTGGAACCACTTGTACGCTGCTGAGAGGGCGTGGGAATACTGGTCCTGATAGGCGAAGGTGCCTTGCAGCATTAGGCTCGACATTTATTCATCCTCGTCCTCAAAAAGAGATGTGCTGTCCGATGGGGGCCGGGCATCTAACAGGGTAGCAGCCTTGCGCTGAGTTTGCGTCCCTTTTCTCGGCTTGGGGGGAATCGCTGATGGTAGAGGAGGGAAGGCAACCCCCATCGAGAGCGCGTCCACCTGATCGTCTTTCGCTCCATGCGGAAAACCGAGTAACTCATGCTCAAGGGTAGCCAGCCAGGGTGCGTTTCCTGGGAACCACACCTCCCCGCGCTCGAAGGCCGGCGTAGCTGCCAGGGCTCGGCTCACCTTGTCTTTATCAGGCAGCATCTCGCGCACAGGTATGCCTTGCTTCTGCGCCATTTGGCATAGGGCAAGCTGGAAACCTACGCTTTCAATGCCCACCACCCGGCACTTCCACTTCTTACAGGTCGCCTTCATTTTCGTCAGGATCGTCGGGCCGTCCATACGAGCTCGCACCACATCGAGCATCGCGTATATGGGTTTGCCCATGTGTGCCAGGCGCACCCATACCATGAACACCGTGAAATTCGCCTCGTCTTTTAGCGACGCAGCCAGGTCCACGGTCATGTACCGTATTCCGGCGCGGGTGTCGATCTCAATGGTGCGGTCGTTCTCGAAAGTAAAGACCAGGTGTTCCTCTTTGTCAGATTGCTTGTAGTATTTGAACCACTCGCGCTTGAACACCTCACCTCCAGGCGTTTGAGGATCGCCTTGATACATCGCCTGCCACCAGTACGATCCCACCACCTTCTGCGTTCTGGCGAGGTCATCCGCGCTGAATCGGGTAGGCCATAGGGCTTCGCCAGGCTTCCTGCCGAGGGGGTCGTCGTCATCATCGAGGGCCAGGGCCGGCAGGTTAATGACGGTGTATTTATCGCCAGTACCC